GATACATATTAGCCAATTATACGCGCGTATAATTGGCTAATATGTATCTATTTGATATGGAAAATGTGAATCGAATAACTGACTGCCTCATGATGTTTGGCACGGTGGTATAAACAATTTTGAATTATGTATCTATTTTTGGAGAAAGGAAGGAGTGAAACTCAAGATAGTAAAAAAGCATATAAAAAGCATATGTAGGTAACAAAATGGGACCATGGTCCCACATGCAAAAAGCCGCCCATTTGGGCGGCTAGGATAGTCATATCAAGTCTTCAATTTGAACTATTTTTGTTTTCCTATCCTTCAGTCTATCAGCTTGATATTTATATCTGAAAACATCAACTATCTCCCCATCCCTTATGACTGCGAACCTGTAACCATTTGATAAATAATTATTTAATTTTTTCTTTCGCAAATACTCAGGATCATACTTGAAAATCATCGGATTTCCTCCGGTTTGAGGCCCTGACACCATGCCGGGCCTATGTATATTAATATACCGGACCAATGGTCCGACGTCAAGTATATGTAGTCATTCTTTCCATAATTCTCCTAATCCTGCTGCGCTGACTAAGATTGCCCATGCTGAATAAGATATTTTTCTGTCTCCACCTATCCAGCGCCTGACTGTTCGTGAATCAACACCTACAAGTGAGCCTGCCTGTGAGCCACTCAAACCCGCAAATGATAGCAACGCATTTATTTCCTCTGCCTCTGGAGCACTCCACATCTGATTAAATGGCTTTAATGAAGATAGTCTTACGCCTGCTACTATAGCGGCCGCTCTTGTTCTTTTTGTATTTTGATCAATCATAAAGTTACCAATTTTAAAACCTAACACTATGCTATAGACGCTAACATGTAGGACCAAAGCAACCATGTCAAATGTTTTCAAGCAGATCACGCAGCTCCACGATATGAGCACCCCGCTTTTTATGCCTCTCTGCTTCATACCAATACCGGAAAAGCCCTGAAATATTACCTTTATCCATTATCGCAAAACGATAACCATTTGACATATGAGCGTGTATTTTGTTTTTTCGTTTATGCTCCTGGCTGTACCTGTACATTCATCCTCCCCTTAAAGGTTTCATGCACTCAAAGTGCGGAGCTACCTCCGCACCCATAAGACAATATAAACATCAATCTATGTGTTTATTCAACTAATTTATCAACAATAATTTTATGCAATTCAATTCGCAGATTATCTGCTTCGCTGATTAAAACACTTGATGTCAAAAGTTGATTTGCCACTTCATGAATATACAGAGATGATTCTTTAGTCGATAAAATGTAACGAGCATTAATCACTAACGCTTTAGCCTGAGAATGCTTTGATTCCAAAAGTTCTAATAGACCAAGAACATCTATTTTTACCTGGCTCATGCAGCACCCCCAACAACAGGTATTCGAGCCTGAAAAAATAAAATAAATTTACGAGAAAGATGGCGACGCGCATCGCGTTCTGAATCAGCGATAGTCGAAAGATGGTGAATGTGCTTTTTCTTGTCGGTACGACAAATTGCTGTGAATTTGTATTTGAACATTGCTAATAGCTCCGTTGGTAGAATGTACTACCACCAGAGTTGAGAATCTCTATAGGGTGGTAGCCCAGACGGGGTTCTCAACACCGGTACCAAACGAAACCGGCCAGCACATAGGCTGCCCCGCCTGAGCCACCATTATTTTGGCATGAGCAGGCTTAATACGCATAAAAAAACACGCTGGCGCGTGTTATGCGTCGTCTGGATGTTCGGGGTTGAGATGCCCGGCTGCAGATGTGCTGCAACGTCTATAACCATAATTCAGTTAGATTATCTCTGTCAACAAGCAAGCTAACCTCATTTTTTGCCACAGAGCACAAAAATAATGATTGTTGATTAAAAATTGTTGCTTTGCATGTTTTTTGATGATTTACTTAAAATATGCAAACTAGAGAGGCGCAGACATGGGATTGCTTGACGTACTGAACAATACGATTGAACGCGGTCAGTTAATGACCCATCAGATTGCTGTTAGCCAATTCGGTGATGACAGTCCAAAGGCCCGCGATATAACACGCCGCTGGGGAATGGGGGAAGCTGCTGAACTTGTAGGTGTCACTCCGCAAGCAATTCGCAATGCTGAGGCTGACGGACGTTTACCTGTTCCTGACATGGTTGTTCGTGGACGGGTTGAACAACGTGCCGGCTATAATATCCAACAGATTAACGACATGCGAGATGCTTTTGGAACCCGACCTGGTAAACCTGAAGGTCAAGACCCTGTTGTATTGGCCATTGCTGCACACAAAGGTGGAGCCTACAAAACCTCTACGGCTGTGCATCAGGCACAATGGTTAGCCCTACAAGGACTTCGGGTGCTGTTAATCGATGCAACAGACCCGCAAGCTACAGCCTCGCTCTATCATGGTTACGTTCCCGATTTACATATTCATGCCGAAGACACCCTTCTGCCGTACTACCTTGGGCTTCGTGATAACGCCGAATACGCTATCAAACCAACCTGCTGGCCCGGCCTGGATATTATTCCATCATGCTTGGCTGTCCATCGCGTTGAGTCCGAGGTTTACCCTGCTCACGATGCCGGAAAGCTGCTCGTCGCGCCTCATATGCTCCTACGTGCTGCAATCGAGTCTGTATGGGACCAATATGACGTCATCGTTATCGATAGTGCCCCAAATCTCGGCGTAGGAACGTTAAACGTCGTGTGCGCTGCAGATGTAATCGTGGTACCTACACCTGCAGAACTCTATGACTACGTATCAGCACAGCAGTTTTTCTCAATGCTAAGAGACTTGATCTCGACGGTGGATCTTGGCGGGTTTGAACCTGATGTTAGGGTATTAATAACAAAGTACAGCAATGCTGTCGGTAGTCATTCTGGTTGGATGGATGAAAGAATCCGTGATGCTTGGGGCAACATGGTTCTGAAAGAAGTTGTCCGAGTTACTGATGAAGTAGGAAAAGGCCAAGTCCGTATGCGCACTGTGTTTGAACAAGCGGCTAATCAGCGTTCCAGTTCGACCGCCTGGCGTAATGCTGTAGCTATTTGGGAGCCTGTGTGCGCTGAAATTTACAACCGGCTCATCAAAACTCGATGGAACGGCCAAAAATGACAGCAACCAAGTACCCATATATCGCTGAGTTAGGGGTCCATGATGGTGTTGAGATACTCCGGATCTGGAGTCGGTTCAATACACCAACCTCCATGTCTCCTTATTTTGATTGGGTCGCGGTTGCTGTACAAGAATTAAAAAGTGAGTACGGCCGCTTGCCAGATAATATTATTTACAAAGATTATGACGGTACTTGGTGGCGATTATGTTTCAAAAATGGATGTGGTGAACATACCCATATTTATTCTGGTGATAACTGCCATGGCCACTATAGCGACAGTGAGGCTCTTGCTCTTGTCACGAAAAAACACAAACTCAATACAGGCGGTGAACAATAATGGCGAAACGTGCATTCATTAAAAACGCCCCTCAAATAGACTTGGGGTCTGCACCTGAAAATAAATTCCAGCATGAATCAAAAGTGGCTGCGCCAAGCGTATCCGCCCTGCAATCTCGCGTCACTGCTATGTCAGGTGATACCGTAACTCTGCAGATCAATGGCCGTGATGTTACGTTAAAAATGCGCGTAATACCGGGTGAAAAGACCGGACAGGCAACAATGGTTTATGCAGGTAACGAGCGTGATCAAGAACTGCTCACTGAATCAGCATTAGCTGACTTAATTCCAACCTTTAAGGAAGCTGGTCAGCAATTTCCGGCCATCGGGAGAATGGTCAATGGCATTGTTGAAGTTGCGGACGGTAGCCGGCGACGAGCCACTGCCATTTTGACTAAGCAACCTTTTAAAATCTTGATCGGTGAACTGTCAAATGATGATATGGCATGGCTAACAAAGCTAGGGAATGACTACCAACCGACATCTGCATATGAACGTGGTAAGCGTTATGCTAGACTTTTAAAATACGAATATGATAATAACATCAGTGCATTAGCTAAATCTGAAGGTGTTGACAGAAAAATTATCACACGAAATATAAAAGTCGCCACCTTGCCTATTGAAGTGTTAAAAGCATTTCCTGCACCTCACGATCTAAGTGCTAGAAGTGGAGAAAACTTAGCTGCTTTGTATAAATATAATAAAAATGAATTAATTGTTGCTGCGACAGATATTTTTAACAGAAGAATATCTGGTGAAGTAATTAATGGCGAGGAAACCCTGTCACAACTAAAGTCTTCTATAGTTAAAAATGACAAGAAAAAAAAGGTGATTAAGGATTTTGGTGCGGGTGTCAAGGCAATATACTATGAAGGTTCTGTTTCAATTCAAATAAATGATGCCCCTGAGTATCTTTTAAAAGAATTGGAAGAAGTATTAGGTAGACATAAAAATAAATTTGAAAGTTAAAATGTTAAAGGCCACCGGCGGTTAACCGGTGGCCTTAGCTACGTTTCCTGCATCAATCAAAGAAGATGCGGATCAACTCCAACAGCGCGACTAACGCTCTCAGAGCCGCGATCGCTTTATCGATAAAAGCTCCCACGCGTTTCTCCATTTCTGGAGTGAGAACACCACGGCTTACTCTTACACTGCCTGTCGCCGTGGATTTATCTCTTTGTTAGATGAGAGCTTTCTCACTCCGGCCAGAGCGCCGGCATCAGCACCACCCGTATCCCGGCCAGGACTTAAATGTTCATCCTGCGTGCGGTGAGCCAAAGTGAAAAAGAAACAGAGCTAACCTGTTGATTATACCTGTGATGCAGTGGTTTGAACATACTTGCATAATGGCGTATACTGATTTCGTTAGATGAGAGCTTTCTCACCCCAGCCAGAGCATTGCTCAGTGCAGGAACAATAAAAAACCGACCTCACCAGTCGGTTTTTTTTACGTGCGTTGCCCGCCCTGCTTACGCTTCCGGCACCGCTGGCCACTCCGGATTATCGACATCAACACGGCTCAGCAGCACGCTGTAGCGCTCCCAGGCATCGAGCTGTGCCTTCTCCTCGTCTGTTGCCATATCGTGCTTCACGGCCAGCTCCAGCGGCTTCATTGCCGCGTAGGCGTCATCCAGCAACTGCGCCTTTTTCTGCTCTGCCTGGCTGCGCATTTGTTCCGGTGTGGGTTGGGGAATGTCTACCCACGCGGGCTGCCCTTTTTTGTCGCCGCCGCGCATTTTGCCTTCCGGTGGCTGGCCGGTGAACTCGGTGTAAGTCTCGTCGGTGACGTCCACCAGGTCCGCCGGCAACGTGCCGGCTTGTTCGTACATGTCGAGCATTTCAACGGGATAGAACGCCGTTGTCGTCGCACTGAATTTATATTGCCCCATGATTAATACCCCACCGCTATCCAATACATCATTCGTTCCTTCTGGCCGTGCACGAAGTTAAAGCCGGTGTTGTCATCCAATACCGTCACCTGCGGGTTGTATGTGGCATACCCCTGCGCGAAGTTCTTGTTCGTGATGAAAACACCCAGCAAGCGATTGGGGACGGCAATATTGAGGCCTATCCTGTCCGTGGTTTCAGCGTCTCGCACCTCGGCGTAACCACCCTGCACAATCAGCGTACCGCCGTTCATGTTGATTTTGGCCCACCACTGGGTGCCATTGACCGACATTTGACCGACATTTTGAATCTGCGCCACGATGGCATCCCACAACCAGCCACCGTTAGGGTTCCAGCGTGTGCCCCAAATGTTGCCGTCGGTCGCCATCTGAGCGGTGCCAACCTTTAGCTCATTGGTATGCACGGCGGTGTTGACCCACTCCTGGGTAGCGAACGTGCCCGCCTTGCTGCTGATACCACCGTTCTGCGGGTTAAAGTCCCAAATACATTCAAAATTGTTATCGCCATAAACATGGATGGTAGGGTGGGCAAATTCGTTATTGCCCGGCATGAAATAACCCCAACTGACCGCGGTTGGATAACCTTTGTCTTTGCGGGTCGATGTGCCTTTGGCGATGGGTACAAATATTCCGCCGGCGTTCACCGGCCACTGCCAGTTCGGCTGGTAGAACGGTGCTTTGCTATTCAACTGGTCAGCATAAGCCCCTGCACCTTCAGGCGTTACATTCGGGGTGCTGGCAACGTAGGGGGTCGTTAGCGGGCCGGTCATCGTGTCGCCGATTTTCTTGACTGCACCCACGACATCGGCAGTTGGCGGGTTTTTAACGGTATAAACCTCTGTCCAAATCACGCCATTTGCCGGTAAGTTTGAATACCCAACAAATGCCCGGCCGCTATTTTGTACCGCCAGATACGCCGTCGAAGGGCCACCGTCGCACGGCAAGCTTATCACGCCGTAGACGTTGGGACCCGGCGCATTGACCGAGGCACCGTTAACGCGGTAAACCATCGCCACGTTATTGTAAGCATCATCGCGGTGCTGTGGCCCCATACCCCAGCCGTAAGCCGGAGGGGATGCCCAGTCTGACCACGGGCCATCCTTGCCGTTCCAGGCACCTGTTAACCCCCTCACGAACTTTTGCCGCGTGCTGTAGGTCGTGTATTCCTGCTGGCAGCCGTAGGCGCTGGGCGTCACCAGCAGCGTGCCGGCCAGATTGACCGGGTAGTGATTGGCTGTCGTTGCGTCGGCGTTCTGTGGCTGGCAGTAGACACCTGCCTGCGCTGTTGCGCCGATGGTGTTCAGGTCTACCGTTAGGGCATTGGGGTAAAGCGGGAGCGCGCCCTTGACGGCGGTTCCGATGAGTTTCTCAATCGCCTGGTACAACTGAGTGTCGTCTTTCGGGTCCAGTGTCAGACCGCCGGCCTGAACCACCTTTATCACTTCACGCTGCAGCGTATTCAGCCAGGCCGACATTATCCATGTGCAGGGGATTTGTTTCTGCGGGTCGCCATCGGTGAATTCACCGTTGCTGTCCGCGGTCTTCGTCGTGTCGCCAATTTTTTGCATAGCGCATCCTCGTCAGTTAAGACGCTGTGTCTTGTTTTGGGTATGGGTTACGGCTGGGGAAGGAATATCACCAGCGTCTCGGAAGGAGACTGCTTGGTGAGCGTGCAAACCAGCTGCTGGTAGTCGGTGTAGTTGGCGGCGGTGATTTTGGGGCTCACCACAGTCACGCCCCAGGTAAACGGCCAGTCGCCGTGGTTCAGCGGTTGGCCGGCACCGGACATGCCGGCGCGCAGTGGCCGGTATTCCGTTATCGTGATGGTAAAGCCCAGGGCCTTGGCCACTGCCGTAAAGTAGTCGCGGGACAGGCCACCGGTCGCGACCCACTTTGACAGCACCGCGCGCTGGCGCTGCCCCTCGTCCTCTTGCTGCCCGGCCATGCAGGGCCCCGGCAGACCTAGGGTCAGCTCCCACTCCGGCAGCAGCACGGTGGCCGTCGCTGGGAAGCCGCCGGCGAGCAGCGCCAGGGCGTCATCATCGCTTTGCTGATAACTGTGCGCCAGGGCGCGTAAAACCGCCGTCTGCACCGCGTCTTGCCTACGCGGCCAGGCGGGCCCCGTGGGCATCAACCCCTGCAGGGCGTGGGTGTAGTCTTCAACGCTGAATTTACTCATGTGTAAGTCACCGTGCCCCGCAGCGGCAGCTGGCCCACGTCCAGGCTGATGTTGCCGGTCGGCTGCGTCAGCAAAAAGCCTTTCGTGCCCGGCACATTGGCGATGGCCAGCTCTAATGATGACAGGTCGATTTCCACCGGCGGGGTGTCGACCGCCGGTTTAACGCCCGGACGCCCCTCGCTGAAGAACACCTTGTCGATGGCGTCGTTAATCGCCGCCTTCGTGGCCGCGCTGGCCGTCTTGATACCGCTGATAGTGAAGTTCACCGGGTGCTTTATCGGCGAACAGACCCAGACCTCGGCGGTCACATTGTGCTCGGCAAAGAGATGGTCAGCCACCCGCCCCTGGTCACCGGTCGCCACCTGCGAATTCTCCGGCTCCAGGTGGGAGACCCCGTTGGTGCCCACCGGAAAACCGTCTGTATGGCCACTGACGCCGTCGCACATGATGTAGATGCCGACCGTACCAAAGCCCATCAGCCGGCGGACCACCCAGGCGCGGGTAATGCCAGGCACTTCCAGCGCCCAGCCTTCATAGTCCTCGTCGTTGCCGCCCTGGGCGGTCTCCTGATAGGCCAGCAGCATCCGTGCCCGGAAGTCTTCCTCCAGCTCGATGTCGGCACCGCCGGTAATCGCCTGGACGGCCGTCACCTGCGACTGCACGCCGGCGATGGCCACATCCAGCGTCAGCAGCGTGCCGGCGTCGGCGTTGCCGGCGGCCCCTCCTCCTGTGGGGTCGCTGCTGGGGTCCGGCAGCACCGCGGTGATAGTGCCCCTGCCGGTGCCGTCCTGGCCCAGGGTGACGGCGTTATCCAGCCGGTAGGTGTAGCCGTCGCTGCGGTTAAGCCGGCTGCCGGTGGGGATGCTGCGGCCGGCCGTGCCGGTAAAGCTGACCTCCGGGCCGGTGGCCGCCGTTGCCGGCTTGCGAAACACCCCCTTCAGCGCCGCCCAACCGGCGAGCCATTCGTCGGTGGCGGTGTAGGGTGTCGCCTGCAGCGCGATGTAATCGAGGTAGCCGTAATGCAGGTGCGCCATGCCGGCATCGGCGTTAGCGACGATACGCAGGTTGGCAAAACGCAGCAGGCTCCCTACGCCGCGCAGCTCCGACTGCACATAGCCCACGTTACGCTGGCGCAGTTCGCTCAGCGTCGGTCGTTGAAATGGCATCGTTATTGCTCCCAGACCCAGGCAAATTTTACGTTGGCGTTGCCTTTGCCGGGCTCTTGATAGTTGAGGGTTAACACGAGGGTACGGGGGTAGATGATTTGCGCGGTGGTGGTGATGGCGCTCACCACGCCATCGTCTATCAGCCATTGCACCGCCTCATTGGCGAAGTCCTCCGCCTTGATGGCCACCGCCGTGGTGAGCTTCTGCCTGCGCAGCAGCCAGAGGCGGGAGCCTATCGGCACGCTCTCGCCGGCATCGCCCCACCACCCGCGCCGGTCGCTGCCGCCGTCCAGGTCGTCATCGTCCCGCGCCAGGCGGTCAGTGAACAGGCTGATATATATCGCGGTGTACAGGTCGCTGCCGTTCAGCAAATCACCCTGCGCCACCTGCCAGTCGCCGGCGCTGCCGTCGTCCAGCCAGACAGTCGTAATGTCGCTCATTGCACAGGGTCTCCGGGTTTTTCACTGGTAACTTCGTCACCGCCGCTCTTCACGCCTTTCACCAGGTGATCGTGATCGTTGAAAGCCTCCCGCAGCTGCTTCAGGGTCGTGGTGTTGCTGTCGCAGTTGTCGATGACGTCGCCGGTGCATTTCAGAAAGGGGCCTTTCACCATGGCCCCTTCGCTGGCCTCGATGTTGACCTGCGTCGCCTGCTTCACATCGACCGTCTTGCCGTTCGCCTGTACCTCGATACCGTCTTCAGTCAGTTTGACGTACTGCCCCCACAGGTTGTATATCACCGTTTCGCCGGGGTTCAGGCCACTGTGACGCGAGGCCGCGTGACCGCTGGCGATAACAATCGCGTTGGACCGGTCGCCGTTCGGGCACAAAATCACCACGTCCGCGCCGGCGGGCAGCCCGGAGGAAAAACCGAACTCCATTAGCCGGGGCGTATCGCCCTTCACCTCCATCGGCGTCTGCGTCTGCAGCGCCTGCACCGCGCCGCCATCGCTCGAAGCCGTCACCTTGGCCATCGTCACCGTCATCATCGCCCGGCGGTACAGTGTGCTGATTTTGCTGTCGAGCGCGCTAACCTTGCCCCACAGTCGCTGAATGAGTTCATGAAGGTGATCGGTCATTGATAATTCAGCTCCAGGATGTTGTTGTAGAACTGATACGGCTCAACAGCGAACGCCTCCGGCGGCATCAGTACCATCTGAGCCGTCGTGCCCCGGTTGTCTTTCTGGAACGTCACATCGCCCAGCAGCCAGTGTTCATCCTGCAGCCCGAACTGCGGAATAGAGATGGGGATCAGCGTATTGGGCTCCCACAGCTTGCCGGCAGAGTCCCGCCAGTTGTCTATCGTCACATGCAACACCAGCGATCGGCCGTAACGCCGGTTCATCTCCCAGTTGATGCACTGCTGAGAAGCCGCCCAGGTGCTCATCGTGCTTTCCACCAGAATGACCCGGTTGCGATAACGCATGTTGGCCACTTCCGGATCTTGCGCTGTCGCCGCCGTCACCGGGTCATAGCCGGCATTGGGCGATACCTCCGCCACCGGTGTGGTGGTCATTGTGACGCCGATATACTCCGAAAACCGTTCATTGCGCGAGCGATGAATAGACGCCGTCTGGATGTTCTCGCCCATCGTCACACCGCTGGCCGCCCGGCGGGTGCCGACCCGCGTCAGTAACAAGCTGCCGTCCGGCAGGTCGTAGTACAGCAGCGCGGCCCAACGGGTCATCCTGTCGATCACTTCCTGTGACGATTCGCCCCAGTTCAGCGAGAACTGGGGAACGATCGGCAAATCGCCCACGTCGCTGTTCACCGCGATACCGTAGGGTTCGGCCAGCTTCTGGGCTATCTGCAGCGGCGTTGCCTGGCTTATCACGTTGTTTGGCCAGATGGCGGAGCAGTCCACCAGGTCCTGGCATTTGCTGCGGCCGCTGGCGTAAACCTCGTGATTGGCCCGGCTTATCATCGCGTCCCAGCTGTCGTTATAGCCCGTCAGCACCAGGTCATCCCCCAGGCGAACCACGCACGGATCCCCTTCCATCACCAGCTGCTTTTCCCCGGAACCAGGGTAATAGTCCATCAACCCCAGGGAGAACTCGCTGGGCAGCCGCTCGATGCTGCGCGTCACCCGCACCTGGTCCCAGCCGGAGATCAGCTTGCCGGCCACCTGGAGTGTTACTTCGTCGCTCATACGCTCTGTGCCTTAAATTTTCGCGGCATAAATGCCGGGTGAATCGGGTTAGCCTCATCGACCAGGTCATCGGCGCGCGCAACGTCCTGGTAAAAGCGGTTGGCCAGGTTGAGAGACGGCAGGTTGGCGCTGAGGCTTTCCGTCACCATCGGCGCCAGGCTGGCACCGCGCGACTGCAGCAGCGCCACCGTGTCTTCCCGCAGCGTCAGCAGCGCCTCATACACCTCGTCTTCGCTGTTGTCGCCGGCGGCCAGGATAGCCCCGTCCAACGTATCGCAGACCCGCCCCATCAGGTTGATGGCGTCGTCATAGCTGCGCAGCGGCACATCGGCCGCGGCGTTGGCCATCGCGCCGGCGCTGAGCGTGGTAAAAAAGCGCACCGCCGTATCTGAGGCTATTTTTTCACCACCCGGAGGGTGGTAGAGTGGATCCGTGAACAGACTCAGTTTTTCCATCATGTTCACCCTGTCGGGGGGAGAGGTTACGGCGCTACCGAGCAGATTGATGACCGTCAGCGTGGCGGCAGCATAGTCCTCTGGTGTCTGTGCCTGCGTCAGTGTCGTCAGCGATTGTTCGATGGCTGCTCTGTTTTGCGTTGTCGTGGCCATCACCGCGTGTGTCTGCTGTTCGTAATGTGTGGCGTCATTAAACGAACCGTGGTTATAGCGGCCGAACCTCTCCCGCCCAAACGTCGAATGCAGCGAGTTACCCAGATTGGTGGCTGCATTCATCGTGCTGGTGACGCTTCTCTCCCAAAACGCCGCCGTGTTCTGCAACGTTCGCATGGTGCCGGTGAAGAAGTTGATCGTGCCGTGGATCTCCCCAATAAACGTCCCCGCTGTTTTGGCCGCCAGCGCCAGCCAGGACGTCTGGACCGTCGAGGCCGCGTCTGCCGAACTGGTGATCGCAAACACCCGCAAACCAGACTCGATCACCGTCAGCGTAAACTCAAATACCCGCCCGGCCAGGCCCTCGGTGATGCGCAGCCCGCTTTCTGGGATGCTCACCGTCAGATCGCCAAAAGTCGGGTGTACCAGCGTGCCGACGCTGCCGGTCTCGCAGGCCGCAACCAGCGAATCGCGCTGGGTCATCACGTCCGGGGCGGTATACAGGCCGCTGCTCTGCAGCAGAAAGCCGCGGATGGTGAAACGCCGGGTGGCCCGCCCCATATCCTCGATCCACGCTTTATCCCGATACGGGTACTCATGCACCGCCTGCCGGCGGCCAAAGACCCCCTCGCCCTGCACCACGCCGAACGGCACCCCACGGAACGAGGCCGGGCGCAGGTGTTCCGCCCATTTCCAGCTGTCGCCGGACGGGCCAAAGAGCGCGTCTTTTGCGTCATTGAACGCGGTATGAATGAGAGTCATGCTGATCTCCGGGCATAAAAAAACCCGCACGAGGCGGGTTAACTGGAAAACTGAAGGGGCGCTTTTGACTGTATGCGTCGACAACGGAGGCGGGGAGAAACCTCCCCGCCTGGTTGCCTTACCGCTCAGATTCGTAGGCTAAAATGGCCGCAACCTCCCTGTTGCCGTCCCGTATTCGCAATTCACACAGGGAATTGCGCGTCAGTAACGTAAATGCCAGGACTGTCATACAGACAATCAACAGGCACCATACAATGAGCTTTTGCGGCATCTTAGCCTCCTTCTCTTGCCTTTCGGCGGGTAAGAGGCTACCTTTATGTTGCTACGCATAGAGGACCTCGGGTTGATTAATATCGATTCGGGGTTTTTCTCTATCTGCCATACTGAAAACGCTGATGGCAAATAGCCAAAAGCGCCCGCACTGACTTTACCACTACTACCAACATCAATTCCATCACCGTTATGGCCAACTGGCTGAGTGCCTTAGGATTTGACGACAACAGGCTGAACCTGGAGGACTACCACTGATGGCTATCTTTAACCCACCATACCCAGGCGGCCTGATTGCTGAGTACCTGGAAGATACGGGTATTAGCATGCGCCGGCTGGCACTGAATCTTGGCGTGTCACCTGCAGCATTGAGCAAGCTCACCTCGGGTAAAGCCGCTATCAGCCCGGAAATGGCATTACGCCTTGAAGCTGGAATGGGCATTTCTGCGCGCCTGTGGCTGGCGATGCAAGCGACCTATGACCTGAGCAAAGCACGCCAGGTGGTCGACGTTTCGCATGTCGTACCGCCCGTAGCCTCTCAGCCTGAACAGGTTCACTGATATGCTGCCGGGACTCTGCTAATGAGACAGTTTAAAATTTCCCATCCTGGCGAGATGATCGCCAGAGATTTGGCGGATATGGGCATGAGTGCCCGTCGCTTTGCGCTCAATATCGGAGTGACACCCGCGACTGCATCGCATTTTCTTGCAGGTAAAACTGCGTTAACGCCACCGATGGCGAGCCGTATTGCTGCAGTGCTGGGCAGCACACCCGAGTTTTGGTTACGTCTCCAGGCCGCTTATGACCTGCGTCAGTCAGGAAACTGAAGGGGCGATTTTGACTGTATCCGGGGAGAACCCCTCCCCACCTGGTTGCCTTACCGCCCACATGAAAAAGCCCGCATAGCGGGCTTCAGTCGTAGACTTCGCGTCGGTGGCCGATTGTGGCCGCAAGGATTACCAGCTCGTCATCTCGGATCTCACATAAGATACGATAATCGCCGACCCGATAACGCCAGAACTCGCCCAACTCACCTTTGAGCGGTTTCCCTGACTGACGGGGATCGGCGGCAACAGCAATGCGTAAATCCATAAAATCCACAATTCGCCGCGCGTTCTGCGTGTCCATCTTACGTAACGATTTGAAAGCCCGGTCAGAATAATTAATCGTCCAGACCAAGTGACTTCCTCACGTCCTCAGACGAATGCACGGCTTCATCACCACGATGAACACGTGCCGCTGTTTCTGCGGAAAGATAATAATCCTCCAAATCTTCCAGATGCGTCAGAATCGCTTCTCGCGCATAAAATGTCTTTGTTCTGCCGGTTTGTTTCGCCAGCGAGTCCAGACGGGACTCAATATCATCAGATAACCGGATAGCCAGCATACAGAACTCCTGAATTACATTTGCTATACATGTATATCAATTGTACGCCAAATAATCGGAAAAACCAAAAAATAAAGGGCACTTTTGACTGTATGCATTACAACCAGACAGGGAATTGCGAACCAGTAACGTAAGTGTTAGGTTAAGATCGTCACGCAGACAATCAACAAGGCACCATACCATGGGTTTTGCGGCATCTTAGCCTCCTTATCTTGCCTTTCGGCTGGTAAGACGCTACCTTGTATGATGTTGTTGATGCATAAGAGGGCCCCGGGTTGATTTATCAATTCGGGGCTTTTCTCTATCTGCCATACTGAAAACGCTAAAGGAGTGACCGCCTAAACGGTCACCGAACATCGGTAACGCCGTTTAGCTCCGTATCTTCCACCAGTTCCTGAAAGGGGAAAAACTCCTCGTCGCTAATTACACCAATCTCATACAGCCCTTCCATCGTCTCATGGATAGCAGCAAAAGCATCACTCCGATATTCCTTATGCATGTTTAAACACCTCCGTAAAACGAAAAGCCTATTGCCACTCAATAATTCGAGAAAACAAGAGCCCTGAGATGCTTTGCCGCTGGGAGATCACGGCGTTCACATGAATCACCACACCGCCACTTTTGCTGGCGATGCTGTAAAGGACACGATACCCATCAGCCGTATTACACTCGCGATACTTTGAACAACCCAAACTTAGTAGCTCAGCACAAATGGGGCTACCTTCTGGGAAGGCCATAGTTTTCCCTTCAAATTCATCAAGAATTTTCGCGATAACTGATTTGTGCTCAATTTGTCGAAAGCGTAAAAAGTCAGCAATCGTCTTAATCGTCATTCTCGCAGTATCAGAGTAAATGACCGTGATCTTCTTTCCCGCCATCACAGCGAGTCCATGATCTGCTCACGCGTAAATGTACGCTCAAGCTCAATATCCTTTTCGGACAGCGTCATCAACTTCAGCAACGCGATGCTTTCATCTCTGCGGACACGGTCCTCATACGACTCAATCACATAAGCGGGCAAGCCATTCTGCGTGACAATCATCGGCTCAGAGAGATCAAGCTTTGCTGCGTTCTGTTTCAAATAACTTATTGTTTCTGTTTTCATTTTCTCACCAAATGGCAAACTATCAATAGACTTAATATAGACCATATTAAGCCCACTGACAATTACCGGCCCCTCATTCGCGCTCCTTCAGCACCTCCCCCTCAGCCAGGCAAGGGGCAGATAAAGCCCACAACTGCTGGCGTGTATCTAACTGACAGATTTTCTTACCATCACGGCCATAAAGATACGCTGGGAAGTAAGCACCTTTATCATCATGCTCTATCTTCCCAATAACCAAACCTCGGTCGAGGACGAATTTAAGATCACCATCGGTGAAGAATTTTTCCTTTTCTGCCACCACAGAATGATTGCTCGTCAGTTTTAACGCATGAATAGCGGCACTGGTTGCCCATGCATCCGTTGTAAAATATAATGTACTGTTTTTTTCGTCATAATAACTGACCTTCATATTAAGAAGTGTTTTCTCTGGATTATCCCAATTTGGCTTACCAGAATGAAGTACGGGGCTCACAATTGGCATTCCATTCACCCCGATAAACACGGCCATAATAGTAGTAACATCATACTGCGGATCATCACTACCATCGCTATTCTTACCTATTGTATAGAAAAATATATCACCCTCTTTATTCAGTGAGGCCGATGTTATTTCTGAGTCACCAGCAATTAGTTTGGTTATGTTCTTTCCTCGCAAGCACGCCCCTTTAGGTGGATCAACTAAATAATTATCACCAACAGGGAATGTTATCTCCTCTGAAAAATAAGAGCACAAATCATCAGTGCGTATGTTTGCAGAATATGAATTTATGCTAAAAAAAGAAAATGCCAATGTAAAAATAATTGATGCACTTTTCATTTTAATATCTCAAGGTGGACTCATAGATGTCGTCACCTTACCACCGGGAGGTAACGTAACAACACGTTTTTCGCCCGTGCTGCCATTGGTGATCACCAGCTCCACCTGGGACTTCCCCTCCCTCTGTGCTTGCTGCATAGCCTGAGAGAGTACAGAAACTAGTTCCTGATTGCTGTTCTGAACGATAATACTGGACGATTGCGGCAAAGCATTGACCTGTGGAGGTTGCTCATGAGCATATTTTTGGCGTTGCATGAGCAATTGTTGCTGATCTCTCTTTCCGCTCCAACGCGGATCAACGATTGAGTCTTGTATGGATTGCTCTATTTGTTGATACGTAAAAGGTTGTGTTCCATTTTCATGATTAATAATTGCCGGCATTATCCTGGCCAAGACCTCCGGAGAGTGTAAGTCTAACGGCTCAGTTGGCGATAACCCCGTTTTCTTGGCAACATCATCTATATACGCTTTCGTGTTATTTTCACCTTTAGGGGCAAAGGTTGGTAATATGTCATTTAACGTATTTTTGTTCCTATCCCCATATAGCATCAATTGTCTTGATAGCGCTGACAAACCATCTTCAGGGGTTTTAAATTGAACCAGAACACCATCCTTTGTATAAGTGTATCCTGACGCATTTGGTGCGTGCCGAAGATTTCCTGGGTTGTTATTTCTAATGCCGAGTGTGTTTTTCTTGGGTTGACCATACATATGATTATTTAACGGTGGTATTTTCGGTAAAGCATTAGTAACCACCTCATTCAAATCCGACTTTAAGGATTGTGCTTTCCAACTCGCCAGGTAGCGCTTTTCCAGCTTTTCCTGCAATGCCTTACCTGGATGGCCAAGTGCAAGTTCAAGGCCTTCACCAAACGTCAGCGTTTTCTTAAATTCCTCATCTCGTCGGGCACGGTGAATAATATCCTCCTGTTGGTTACCATGGTAAAAATTCCCCTTATCATCCTTATCATATTTCTTACTCTCCTTCACCGCATTCATTGAATCCAGTTCCGTGCCACCCAGCAACCAATTATACGCACCCAATTTAAACTGCTGCTTATACCCATCCAAACGCGCAAGCAATTCATTCTCTTGTGCATTAATTTCTTGAAGTTGCTGAATTTGATCACTGGAAATAGTCAGCCCGAACTTATCTGACTTTGCCAACAACTCTTTATAATGTGCCCCCTCTCTTAATAATGCTAATGTTTGATCGTTAAGCCCTAAAGCGTCAGAGACTGTTTTCTGATTTTGTGGCGACAACGTTGGGTATATCCTGGCCAGTTCCTCCAGCGTTTTCATCGTATCTGCCGTACCGTCCGGGCGGGAAAATATAGGAGCATGAACTAGCTGCATAGCGCTCAAGACAGCTTTATTGCGATCATTAAGCGCATCCGTCAGAGATCGGGATAAATCGACAACTGATTGTCTCGCCGTATCCGTATCGCTCCCCAGTATCTCCATTGCCCCCGCCACCTGGGTCAGGTCATGGACGCTCATCCCGGAGTTCTTGGACTGCACCCCCAGGTTGTAGGCCTCCTGGCCGGCGTCAGACAGACCGCTGGCCAGGGCTCTCACGCCCTGCACCGCGCCGTAGGCGGCAACGCCCACGCCCCCCATGCGCGCCAGTATTCCGCCATACCGGTCAGCCAGCCCCCCCACCATTTTCAGCGGCGGCACCATATCGCCAAAATACTGCACCCCGGACTTCGCAAAAGCGCTCATCTGAGACAGCTTCCCCCCTATCTTGTCCAGGCCGTCGACGGTCTCCTGCCCGCCCAGCTTGAGCTTTTTGTCTGCCTGGTCCAGCGCCGGCAGCATTTTCTTCACGACCTCTTCCAGGTTCTTTATCGTGCCGCTCAGGTCATCCTTGCCTTCCAGCTCAAAATCAAACTTATTCTCCATCACCGCTCCTTATCTTGTTGATACGCACGGCCTGCTTATGCCACCACAGCAGTTGATGCCAGGTCAGGGGGCCGGCATCGGCCGGCCCCCAGCGGTAAAAGAACGTCAGGTCGGCGATGACTCGCCCCCGTTCGGCGCGTCCGGGGACCAGGCTAAAAAACGGGTCAGCCACACCTCGCAGCGCTTATAGTCCCTGAACTTCAGTTTCTTGATAACCGGCACCGGGATGTCGGACACCATTGAAATCAGCGCCCCCATCGCCATCAGGACGTTGTTTTTATCCCGCTCCTTATAAAATGCGTCGACCTGGTCCATCGTCGGCTCACACAGGGTAATTTCGGTATACAGGGTTTTATTTTTATCAATGGAAACCGGATGACCCAGTACAATCGTTTCACTGTCGGGTAAGTTCAATTCTTCACTCATCATTAACTCTCCGTTACGCTGCCGGTCATGCCTTCAAATTTAATATCAAAGACCGCCTCTTCACTGTCGACTTCTTGCGTATCGACCACCCACATGCCGCTGCCGATAATGGTTTTACCGTTCGCCAGCTCCACCACAATGGTGGCATTGTCCAGGGTGTCGAAATCAGCCAGCGTTAAGCCTCTGGCATCCCTTAACTGGCAAGAAATAAAGGGCGCAACATAGGTCTGCTTATAGCCGTGAACGCTATCCATCCCCAATTGCGTTTCGTTTTTAAAGCTGTTCACCGAATATTTAAACTTACCCGCCAGCATATAACTCAACCCGTTAATGGTCAGATATGCTGTGCCGGCATTATTGTTACCACCAGAATAAGCCATGATTTCTTTCCTTACGCGGTTGCATCAGCCTGCAGGCGGAACTGGTTAATCAGCGCCACGATCCGCAGCTGGTTGATCAGGATGTCGGGATAGAGCACATCCACCCGGTTGGGGTTCGTCCGGCTCTTCGTCACCTGCAGCCCGCCGGCAAACGTCTTGCTGCCCTGTACGTAGCCCTGCGTTTCCATCTGGCCATAGTCCGCAATCAGCGCGCCCTTGATGGTCGCCGGCGTCACTATCGGCAGACCGGCCGCAAAGCGCGTACCATCATCGACCAGCTTCATCCGGCCAAACTTTGACGTGATCAGCGTGCGTTGCCGGCGCATGATGTAGGCCAGCAGGAACAGCGTTTCCACCTCCAGATAGCTGTTATCCGGCGACCCATACGGGTTCTTCTGGTACGTGGTGATGATGTTCTCAATCTGCACCGTGCCATCATCGGCCACCGTGTAGCTGGCGATGCCGCTGTGCAGCAGGTTGTTGCGCTCCGGCTGGTCAAAGCGTGAGGTCATCGGCGGGGCCAGCACGCCGTACACCGGCAGCGTCTGCACCGGTCGACCCGGATCCGCGCGCAGGCTGCCGGCAATCGCGCCGGTGTAAGCCGCGCTCCACAAATACGCCGGTGACGGCGAGTCATACACGCCCAGCAGTGACGCGTGCTGGTCGTTCCGCGCTTCGCCGGCGGCCGTCAGCTGGCCATAGGTGCCGGTCGCCACGCTGAACGCATGGCCATACAGCTGTTTGCTGTAGCTCCAGCGGCCGCTGCTGTCATTGAGCAGCACCTTTACCGCATCGAGGCTGGTCGTGTCGGCATACGGCAGCACGATAAAATCAAACGTCTGGTCCTTCAGGCCGGCCAGCGCGTCCGTCAGCTCCGGGATACCCGCGCCGCCGGTCATCGCCGTCAGGGTCACCGTCATCCCTGCCGGCGTGCGTTCGCCGCCGGCGCTGCCCTGGTAGTTAAGCCGTAAGTCTATGGTGTCGCCCACCGTGCCCTTCTGTTTCGCCGTCAGCGTGACCGTCGCCGTGCCGCTGGCGACGGCGCTTACGGCCGTCACCGGCAAATCAGCACGCTGGTTAATGGCCGCGGCCAGGTCCGTGCCGACGGTGTCGACCGTGTCGGTAGAGACCACCGTCAGCGCCACACGCGTACCGCCGATGTACAGCGCCAACACGCCGTTCTCCGTCGCCGCATGGCTGATGGCCACTGTGCCTGTCGCCGCAGTGCCCGTTGGCTCGGTCAGCGGCAGCAGGTAAACATCACCGCCGGTGTCGTTCGTCATGTATGCCGACGCCATCAGCGCCAGCATGGAGCCGCGGCCGGCCAGCTCGATGGCCATCTCCGGCGAGCCGCACGGCGCGGCCACGTTCACCGTTGCCGTCCCCGCGGCCAGCATCTGGCCAATCAGCAGCGTGCGCTGCACCGCCTGCGCCGTATTGGCCTGGCTGTTGTCTATCGCCCCCCAGAACACCGGGGTGAGAATATTGCCGTCAATCTCGGTGCTCATGCGTCAGCCTCCTTCTTTTTGCCTTTGGGGGCGGCGGCAGCCTCTGCCGGCGTAGCGTCAGACGCCTCGTCAGCGGGGACCTGTTCCACCTTTTCCACATCGCCATCACGCAGGCGGTTTCGCCAAAAATACGCATCGTCCGGCACCTCTGCCCCATTTTCAGGCAAAAGGGTGCCCTTGACCGGGTCGCGGACCAGCCGCCCCGGTGCGGGTTTCACAAACATGGGGAACTCCTAAGTTAATCGCGTTCCGGCGGGTCGCCGGCACCGCCTGGTAACGGCGGGGGAAGGTCAATATCAATACCGGGTGTCACGGTGCCATCCGGCATTGCCAGCCGTATATCGACGCCGTTGAGAGGCTCGGCCTCAATCGGGTAAAAGTCTTCCGGCCCCTGGTAATACTCGATGTCCATCTCAACCAGGAGCTGGCCGATATGGCCGTCCCCGGTCGCGTTCAGGTCAATCTTCGAGCGCACCTGCTTAAACTGCTGGATTTGCCGGGTCAGCTCGTAGCTGTTGATAAGGCACCGTTCAATTTCCTCCTTCAGCGTCTCCAGCTGCAGCTGGGCTTTCATCGCGCCATCATCAAATTCGCCGTCGTATGCCGTTATCCGGGCGGCGATTTGCAGCGTGGTCACTGTGTTGAATTGCGGGGCGTTACGCCCCAGCGAGTACTTTTCTTCATAAAGCGTCTGGACCAGCAACAGCGGATAGTCATCATCGCGCGTTGACCAGTCACGCGGCGCATACACCCGCTGCGCCGCCAGCGTTTTTCCCATCAGCGCCTTTACTGCAAGCGCTCGTAACTCTCGGGCATTCATGGCACCCCCTTTACCCGGTTCAGCTCCAGCCGCGTCCCGCCGTGGCTGTCCGGCTGCACGTCAGCCACGACAAACAGCGCTTTCTCAAGGGGGATATATAACTTGTCCCCCTGCTGCGGCGGGGTCGGAAACTGGCTGTCCCGCACGCCCAGGACCGGGCGCGTGGTGTTCAGCGTCGGGCCGTCATCGTCCAGCGGCTCAATCTCTCGGGTGTAAGCCCGATCAAAGATGCCATTGATCATAAACGGCGTCCCCAGCCCCTTATCCGGCCGGTACTCGACCGGCTGCCCAAAGACGTTGTGGTTAGGCGCCAGCAGCTTTTTATCCCAGTCGATGGGGCAGACCATCACTTCGCCCCTTTTTTGGCGCTGTCCGGTTTGTTACTGGTCGTGGGCGCGGCATCATCCGGATCCGCGGCGCCCGCGTTCGAGTCATCACCGCCTGCGTCGCCGGCAGTGTCATCACCGGCATCATCGCTGTTGTGACCGACGGCCCCCTCGTCATCAGGCCGCCCATCATCGTCTGCCGGATCCTGCAGTGCCTGCCTGACCGATTCCAGCGACACCACAAACCCCAGCTCCTGCAGGCGGCCGGCATCCTGTGCCGACAACGAGATAACGGCATGCTGACCGTAGTCTTTCCCGTCATGCCTGACGGTGCGCCCTTTTACCACCACCATCTTTTGCAGTTTGGCGGCCTGTATCTCTTTTAATTTGTTCATAAATCCCCCGTTACACCACCGTGGCACACAATGCCGCATTCACCCGGCTTGGAATAACCAGCGGCGCTGACTGCATCATCAGGAAACGCTGGGACGGGTTACGTTCCACCCAGGTGCTCGGCGCGTAGGCCAGCGGGCCATAGTTGAAGTCTTCGTCATAAATAAGACCAAATGCCCGTGTGCCTTCCAGATCCGGCCCGGACATGATGACCGAGCCATCCGGCAGCATCGGTTTCTCAATCTCATCAATGGGGTCGATAGCCCAGTCGTTGTAGAGCCAAAGGTTGAAGTTCCCCCAACGGCCTTTATATACCGCACCTGCGATGACCTGCGGCCCCGGATCAGCCGCGTTACCGAACGGGTTCTGATTAGGCAGCACAATCGCCGTATCATGAATGGTGGTGTCCAGGCGGAAGGCCTGCCAGGATTTGGTGGTAAACACCAGGTCGGTCGCCTGCGCCCCGCTCATCTTCAGGATTTGCAGTTGCCAACTCTCAATATCCTGCGACGGCTTGTTGTTCGTCGTGCCGGCCGCCACGGTCAGCGGCCACGTGTCGGCCCCCGACAAGGCAATGGTCAGCGACGGATCACGCTGAAAGTCGATCAGCGTACTGGGGAAGCCTTCCCCCACCACCGTGATGGTGCCGGTCAGCAAGGCCTGCGCCGCCATCCACTCAAGACGGCGGTTCAGCACATCGATTTGATCGGCAACCTCAAACACCATGTTGATGTCCCGGCGCTGCATCGGCGTAAACTCACCGCCGATGCGTTCGCCAATCTGGCGGCGTATCGGTTTACGCAAATCCGGTACACGTAAATCTTTGATGTACGCCGGTTTAAAGGTATTCGTCTGAACGCGACGGCTCTCAACCAGCGGTCCTTTCACCAGCGGCGAGCAGAACGGCGCCATACGACGCCGGCCAATATCCACATCGATGGCTACTTCTTCCGTATCGGACTCGATGACATTGGGGAAAAATTTATTCAGTAAAAACTGCTGAGAAACCTTCAGGTTTCTCACCACTTGCACCAGGGTGATGGTGTCGTAAATATTAAAGTTGGGTCCCATAGTAACCTCATAAAAAACGCACGGTTAGCCCTGCCAGGGCGCCGGCATAACCGTGTGGGGATGATGGAAAAAAATTACGCGGAAGGAGCCTGGAGACTGTCTCGCAGGAAAATGGGCAGCGGCCGCAGGGCATCTTTCAGCTCCGCCACCGTCCAGCTCGCATCAAAGATAATGCGGTTCTGGTTGAACATGCCCATTTGGTAAATGCCGGCACTCACCGCGCCGCTGGTCGGATCCACGTAGTCGACCAGGATCGCACACGGCGTCTCGCTACCGTCGCCGGCGGTTTTGACGCTTAACACATACTCGCCGCTCGCCGTCACCTGCCCCAGCACCGTGCCACGTACCAGCGGTGCAGCGCCGCTGACCGTGACGGTATCGGTGACCAGCTGAAGATTGTTGGCAATCAGCTGGTCGGGAACATAGGTGCTGCTCTGCATGCCTGGGCGCCACGGGTTATCGCCAATCTCTTGTGAACTCATAGGGGTTATCCTCGACCTTTCAGTTGGTTACACAGGGAAACCAGCGACTCAACACCACCGGCCCCTTCCTTGCTATCGGGTTTTAAACGCGGGAGGTTTTCTTCACGCATCCGATCGTCCAGGCTCGGACGGCGCGCGGTGGCCGCCGGCGAAATGGCCATGCCGCTGCTCGCCATCACCTGGATAGCGGCGGCAGAACTCATGCCGGTATTGAACGCCAGCGACGCCGCCAGTGCCGGATTGGCGGCAGCGTAGGCGCTGCTGAAGATTCGGGCGCAGCGGTGGCGCTCGTCCATCCTGGCCGCTTTATCGTCCGGATCGTCCACCATGTCGTCGCCGTCGTCGTCATCGCCTTCAGCATCCGGATCATCGTTGTCATCGTCCGAACGGCGGCCACGGACCCTGGCTTTGGCCTTCTTCCCCTTGCGCCCCTGCTTATCCGGGTCGTCCTGGTCATCCGGATCTTCGGCGTTCGGATCATCATCCGGGTGCTCCGGCTCTTCCACCCGGCGGCTGCGAGCCTTGCCCTGCGGATCATCGTCCGGTTTATCCGGGGTGTCGTCATCCAGCCGGCTCACGGCCCCGCGGCCGAAAAAGTGCGAATAATTAAAACTCTTCATACGTTGACTCCTGTTTGGTTTATCAATTGCATAAACGCTTCATCGGGGGCCAGAACGGCATCGGCCAGACCGAGCCGAACCCCTTCATCCGCCATCAGGCAGGCTGCCTGTGTATTGCGCACCACCGACTCCGCAAGGTTGCGGTTGCGCGCCACGGTACTGACAAAAAGCTGCCCCGCCGCATCGACCGACGCCTGAATGCCGGCGCGGGCTGCTTCACTCAGCGGTCTGAGCGGGTTGGTCTCCGCCTTTCGGTCCCCAAAGGTAATGATGTTGACCTGGACGCCGTCTTTCTCAATGCGCTGAGACCAGTCGAAATGGATATAAATCACCCCAACTGACCCCACGCCACCGGTGCGCGGCACCACGATCCTGTCCGCCGCGCTGGCGATGGCATACGCCGCGGAATACGCGTTCTCCGTTAAAATGGCGTGGACAGGCTTTTTCCCCCGCGAGGCATACATCAGGTCGACCAGGTCAAAGCAGCCGGCAACCTCGCCGCCCGGCGAGTCGATGTCCAGGCAAATGGCCTTCACCTCCGGATCGCACAGCGCCGTCAAAAAGGTCTGACGAATGCCGTCGTAGCCGGTCATCCCGCTGTACGGCCGCAAGCTGCCCAGCTTCTGGACCAGCGTCCCGTGCACCGCAATGACTGCCACGCCTTCCAGCACGTCATACCCGGCGTCGCGCTCTCGCCCCTTGCGGGTAAAAAAGCCGTCATCCTCATCAACCCAGGCACCAACGCGGTTGACCTGGGTAATACCAAATCGCTCCATCAGCGCCGTCATGACCACCTCGGCCTTCTGCGGATGGAGCATCAGCGGCGTGTTGAACACCCGCTGTGCCAGATGCGGTAAATTCACTGTTCCTCCGGGTTCTTAATGGTTTCAGGGGCCAGCACGTTGGCCTGCGCCCAGCTGGGCAGCGGCAGTCCCTTATCCTGGATGTAATTGATTTCGAAGGCGCGCTGGTCGATAACCTCTTCCCAGTCCGCGCCCATGTTCTCGGCCACTTCCTGCTCCATGGTGGAAATCCCTGCATCGAGCCCCAGGATGACCCCTTTCTTCTCGTCTACCGGATCCACCCAGCCACGCCCCGGCCCCATCCAGCGGCCACGGGTATAGGCGGCGCGCGCCTCGGCAAAGTCCGGGGCGTTACGCGGCAGCGGTAAGTCGTGGTACTCGTGCACCTCTTCGGCGAACGCCACCAGGATCGGATGGGCAAACCCCACGCCGAAGTCTTCACGGCGGCGGTTAAGGGTTTTCCAGGCCTCGAGCAGCGCCGCGCGGGCCGAGCTGTAATTAACGTCGGACCAGTCCTGGCTGATCTGCTGGGCAGAAAGGCCGGTGCCGGCCGCGAAGTTACGCAGCACCGCATTCTCAAAATCCCGGTACTGGCTGTTGGGACGGGCCGCATCAACCGTGCCGATCTCCTCGCTGGGGAACAGCTTTATGATGCCCACGCCATGGTTCAGCATCAGCCGGTTGTCGCTGTAATACCCCGCTCGCGCATCCTGATAGTTTTCCCACCCCTGCTGAGCGCCTAAATCTGCGGCTGTCTCACCCAGTGCTTCCGCCGCGATGCTCGGATCAAAAGGGGATTTCAGGTAGGCCCCGAATACCGCGTTCAGCACCGCCGCTTCCAGCTCGCTCTGGTCGTACTTGGTCAGCATCTTCAGGCGCTGAACAATAGGACTCAGCAGCCCCACACCACGGTGCTGTGCGCCCCGGTCATGGTCAAAATCATGCACCATCACCGGCCGGCCCCAGCGGGTCTCACGCACGCACCTCTGCCAGCTCACCGTCTGCGGGGCGCTGTACCAGTCGCCGATATGCGCCTCGCGGATGTGATACGCGACCGGCGCGCCGTCGTCGTCAATCTCCACCCCGCCGCGCATATAGCGCAGATCCATCATCTGCTGCGGGTTGCTCAGTCGGTCCGGGTCGATGACCTGCAGCGCCGTCGCATAGCGGGCCCTGCCGTACCCCAGCCGATCGGGGCGATACTGCAGATGCCCCAATGCATCGCCGTCAATCAGCTTGTGCCGGAACGCCAGGCGAAACATCTGGGGCACCGTCAGCTGACGCTCCACATCGCACCAGTGCCCCGGATCCATCGACCAGCTGCGCCAGGCCGCCTCGAGCGCCCGCTTGTATTCCTTGGCCCAGGCAATATCGAAGGCCTTGTTGCCGCTGATACGCGCCAGCTCCCGGTAATCCGGACTCAGCACCGGCCGGAATGACGGCCCGATAACGTTGTCCTGGGTGCGGGTGATGATGCCGGCTCCCCAGCCGTCATTACGGACCAGGTCGCGATTGCGCGACACCATGGTGTCGCGGTACGGGTTGATCTCGTTATCCGGCGACCACAACCCCGGCCGCCAGTTGGCCAGCTGGTCACTGGAGGTGTCGGCCGCGTCATACGGGATACCCTGGTTTCCCACCAGGCCCATCATGCGGCCCCGACCGGTAGAGGGCCGGGCCTGCGCCGGCAATGGCCGCGCCTGCGCAGGCAACGGATGGCCGTCAGGCCCTAAAAACGTTATTTTCGCCATAGTCAGAACCTAAACCGTTGATAACGAATGCGGGGGCACGTGCATATCCCCAGCGCCTGCTGCAGCTGCTGGATAAACACCTGCAGATTGGCCAGCGAAGTGCCCTGAAACGTCACCGATCGGGTGCCGTCACCCTGGGCGTAAGAAAACGACACGCCCTTATTGCCCGTCTGTAGTTCCGTATAGGCTTCCTGCGCCGCGGCCAGCGCTGCCTTCAGTTGCTCCGGCGTCATGCCCGCCAGCGGGCCACAGTTCACTGCCATAGTGGTTACCTTGCTAATCGTTTGTGAAGGGGAGGTTTTTTCGGTTTTTCCGGTGGCTGAGGCAGCACTGCGCCAGGCAGGCGCAGGCTGTGTTTTTCTTCCGGCACCGCTGGCGGCGGCAGCAGTTGCTCCGGGTTCGCCAGCAGACTGTCCGCCGTCTTATTGAGCTTGAAGCCAAAGTGCATCAGCCCGCAGAGCGCGCCGTAGGCATACACCCGGCAGTCAAACCCTTCGTTCGCCCTGTCTTTAGGACACTCCCAGACAGTGTACTTCTGACCACCGAGCTCTTTGGTTACCAGGCGTTCGGCCAGTAGCTGCTCAAACCAGCCGATGTCCCGATCCGCCGGATAGTGCATATACCCCGGTCCAGGCTTGTCGATATGGACGCGCCCGCGCACGGAGTCTTTGGCGGAGTTAACGCCCAGGATAATCGGGCGAAATGACTGTTTATTACGGGGGGACGGCTTCTTGGTCGGCCAGACCGGCGAGCGGTTGCCACGGGTGGCGCTCTCCCCCTTAATGGCCCAGATACGCCGGGCCAGCCGGGCCTTGGCGAAATCGTAGACCTTCTGGGTGTGCGAGCCGCCGGAGTCATGGCAGGCCGCCATGATGACAAACCCGCGACCATCCGCCCGCCGCCACACCTGCTGCAGGTACGCATCCAGCCGCTCCCACGGCTCAGGAGTCTCCAGATCGCCCTCAATCACATCGAAGGCGATTGACCAGCTTTCCTCATCCCGTCCCCAGCCGACCACCTCGACTTCCAGGCGGTTGTCCTGGGTATCGATGCCGGCCGTCAGCACCGCCACACCGTCCGGGATCTCCGCGCCGTACACCTCACGGCGGGCCAGCAGCGTATCGACCACCATCGCTTTACCGTGAACGGGGCGATGCGGCAGCCCCATCTGGGTGTTCCACCACGCCTGCAGCCTGTCGGGGTCGCCTTTAGCATTCAGGTATTTTTCGGCGATGTCCGCCGGCTTGTCCTTCTGCCAGGGGCTGTAAAGCTTGGAGGCCTGAAAACCGGCATGATGGTTTTTCACCGCCGGCTGGCCACAGGTGCTGCAACGCGCCAGGTAGACCGCATGGCGAGCATCGGCGGACCACTGCCACACCCGATCCACGGCCTGATCGGCGTTCTCGCGCCAGGCCGTTTCATACACCTGCAGCGGAACCTGGCGGTGGCCACAACACTCAAAGGTCCGGGTCTGGTGCCATCTGATTGTTTTTAACGCCCTGAGCCGTTCACCTTCAGACCAGGCCACGCCGCACCCCTCACAGTGCAGCTGTGCGGTCTCCGGAAAATGCGTGCCACTCTCGCTTTTACGCCAGTGAACATGCTTAAAGAAATCGGGAAACTGGCGATGGCCACAATACGGGCAGGCCAGAGACGCCCGGCGCTGGTCAGATGCAGCATAGCTGGCAGCGATCCGGCTCTCATCTTCTACCGTGGGCGAACAGGCGCGTACAGACAGCCAGTTGAGGCTAAACGTGGCCGTGCGCTCTTCTGCCAGGGTGATCGGATCCCCTTCACGCGTGACGGGGTATTTATCAATCTCATCTGCCAACACCACACGGATTGGGCGGCTAGCCAGGTTTGTGGGACTCCCGGCCCCCTCCAGCGCCAGGAAACCACCGGGGAACGACTTATACAGCAGCGTCTTGCCGCTGGTGCGTAGATTCTCCGGGCCCATCAGCTCATACAGCGCCGGCGTAACCTTGATTAACGGGGTGATCCGCTCTTTGGAAAACTTTTTTGCCGCATCCTCTTTCGGCTGTATCAACAACATCGGGCACGGATCCAGATGCGCATAAAAGCCGAAGATGTTCTCCAGCAGCGCGGTCTTCATCAGCTGGGTGCAGCACATCACCGTGATGGTGTGCACCCCGGACTCGGTCACCGCCAACATCGGACCCCGCGCTATCTCAACGGTCGCAGTGTCCCAGTCCCCGGAGGTACTGCCGGCTTCCGTGGCCAGCTTGCGGCAATCATCGGCCCAGTCCGGCACGCTGAGCCGGAGCGGCGGCGCGTATCCCTGGATCGCACTCTTTACCAGCAACTCACGTTTTGTGGGAGATAAATTCAGGGTTACCGAGCTGGGTGATATGCTGATGGACATACTCAGATAACACCTCTGTCATTTTATCTGCCGGCACATTAAAGTCAGCGGCAAGTAATGGCGCCACACGCGACGGCCAATTCAGCCAGGCATCGCGTTGTTTTCGAAACACGCTGAACAGCACGTCTTTCGCTAATTCCATTTCAACCAGGTTATTCTCTTTCTTCTCGAATTCCTGCTTGGCTATTAATGCCAGGTAATTCTCTTTTAATGTCCGGGCATCGTTATAGCTCATTAAGTCTTCAGGCATGACACCGTCGAAGGTAAAGGCAGGATCTCTGTCAGCATCGTTGACAACAACTGGCCGTTTACTTCTTTGACGGTCAGCGTTACCTGGTGACCGGGAAACTCCAGCAGAAGTGTTACCTCCTGCCTTTTTTGGCTTAGCACTGTTACCCTTGGCCTTATGCTGGGTAACGTCTTTTTTTTTAGGCTCGTGGGTAACAGTATTTCGGTGTTTAATAAGCCGCTCATTGGACGCTTCAAAATCAAGCTCGCCATCCTTAAATACAAGCAGGCCCTGTGCTTTCCACATGGTAACCGTCTTTCTGCTTACGCCATGATGCCGGGCAAATTCGGCCTGATTCATCAATACCCCCTATTGTTACCTGCTGCCCTGTTACCCAAATTTCAAACTTTATAGCTGGGAAAACACCGCGCGGCGCGCAATGCCCGTGAAACAAAACCCTCCAGGAAGGACCCATTTTTTTCTGCCCCCCCCCCGGTCGTTTGGCGATCAGAAAAAAGCGTAACAGTACTGGAACAGGTACAGCCTCGTCAGTCGGTCCTGAAAAAGACTAAAGCGATCAAGGGCAATAGTGACCATATCGCCTTCACCATGACGGCTAAATACCTCCGAGCAGCGGAGAGCGTCATCAAAAATATACACTTGCGGTAATAATTTGGTCATCGACGTAACTTTTTCAGCCGGCATTACCCTATCTCTGGGAATGATTTCAGGGAATTTTTCAGCATCTGCGATTGTCGGTACGATTACGCAAATGCTCAGGCCCTGTGCAATCAGACCTGAAGCCAATGCCGCAGCAGCTAACGTCATGCCGCTACCAGGCTTCATTAAAACCGTCGCTATCTCGCTCATGTGTGCTCCATATGAAAAACCCAGGCAATGCCTGGGTTAGGAAATCTGAGCCCGCCGGGTGAGCACTTGCCATATCACCGAAACATACCGGGCCTGGTGTATCGCATCAGCCAGCGCATTGTGGCGTTCGCCGTCGAAAGGAAGGTCACGTTTCGGGTCAAACCCAATATCGCGCCCCATGGCAACCACCGTGCGCACATCCATGTCATTAAACCACTCCCAGCACGGCGCGCGCCCGCAGCGCTCATAAGCCGAGCGCAGAATAACGTTATCGAACGCCGCACCGTTTCCCCATACCTTCAGGTACTTGGGTTTTTCACAGTTATCGGCAACGAAGACCGTCAGCTTATCGAGGACGGTATGAATATCCGGGGCCTGCTTGTTGGCGATAAAGGCGCGGGTCTCGTCGCTTTGTCCCAGCCACCAAAGGATGGTGTCGCCATCCGGCTTCGCGCCGGCGGCCATATCACTGCTGAGATTTACCGGGGTGTGAAACTGCCGCCCTAGCGCCCCCGTAGCCGGCGAGAAAAAGACGGCCCCGATGGCCACAATCGGGGCCGTCGGCCCCTTCCCCATGGTTTCCAGGTCAATCATCAGGTGTTGCATTAATTTCTCCCATTCAAAGAATGCTGGAGGCTAATCGCTTCAACCATCGAGGCATCCCTCCAATACGTTGAGGTTTGATTTTTATCAGCCTCATTCTTTCTGAGGGCGGTAGTCGTATGATACCCCCTAACCTCAACCTGCAGGACAGGAAGCCCTGTTATAGACTGTCGTCGAAATTGAAAACGACCGGTAGTCCCTGTCACAATAAACAGTCCTTCTATTCGTGGCTCTGGCATATATCAACTCGTCATCGTCTGTTTATTTCGCGGTTTTCATCGCATCAGAAATGGCTTTGCTCAACGCCGACGGCATCAGGGCCGCCGCCATCTTGTTGGCGCGGTCGAAATAATTCAGGTGCTGTTTCACCGGCAGCGCATCACCGTACTGAATGAGCAGCTTAGGTTTGCGCTGTTTGCGCCGGTCACGGTGTGTGCCGTTCGGTGAGCGCTTCGCCCGCTTCCGGACCTTCCTGTACTTGTAGCGCTTGAACACGCCGCGGGCCTTGCCCACCTCGCCAACAAACACATCATCCTTGGCCTTCAGTTGCGCCATCTTGTTGCGCGGCAGGTTGCCGTATTTATTCAGCTTGATGTTCTTCGGATTCAACAGCGCCTTGCCGTTCAGCTTGTGCACCCCGCCGAATTCATACGGGTCAAGATATTCAGCGGCCGTATCCATGATAGACACCGTGGCCACCAGATTGTCTTTGCGGGCGCCGTGAGATTTAACCGAGTTGACGGTAAACGGCGTGGGGTTGGCAAAGGTACGCTGGATACCGACTTTCTCGGCGGCGGCTATCTGTCTGGCGACGGAGGTCAGCGCCTGGGCGGTCGCAAACGGGATTTGCTTTCTCATCTTTGCCAGCGTCGCCGGCAATTCGCGGATGCTGGGCATAACAGACCTCGGCAGGCGTTATTGTGTTGTTTCGGAAATGACGACAACGCACCGGCCCGTGTTCGGGTCGGCGCGGGCATAGGACGGTGAGTCCAGAAGGGTGGTCTCGTTCAGCTTCAGACTGTGGCCAAAAACTTCCGTTGCCGCCGGCGTGCTATCGGCGAGGCGGAACTTGCACGCGCCCAGCGCGCACTCTGCCAGAACGCGGGCATTGTCCGTCGTCAGCGGGGTCCAGTCGTAACCAATCTCAACGTTTACTGTGTCTTTGCTCATGATGGCCCCTCTACTTGATAACAGGTTCGAGCATGGCGGCGCGGCAGGCGTTCCAGCCCTGAGCTGCGGCATGTACCCCTTTAATAACAGGCGGCAATGCGTCATGCGTTAGAGCATACTGGCGGCAGTCATTCCAGCCGGTAGCAAAGTCCGTCTGGATCAGGTTATTACCCAGCGGACAAAGCTGGTTGATGTTGGTTAGCGTTGCAGCTTCGGGAATTGCAGTCACGCGCGGCGCTAACGGGGTGGCGTCTTCCTCGCCCTCATCTAAATCAACGGGGGCGTCACAGTGCGGACAATACCCATCGCATTCAGAATGCTGCGCGTAGGTGAAAAACTTACCGCATGACCAGCAATTTTCCCCAGTAACAACAGGCTGTGCCTCCCGGTTGGCCAGGAGTTCGGCAACAGCCGACTCAGCAGCAACAAACATCTCATACGGCTCTTTGTCGTCTACTGGGTCGTAGCCGTCTCGCCATGATTTCAGCGCATCACGTAGCGCTCTCAACTGCTCACTCGTTAGTGTTGTCTGCGTCATTAGTTAATGCTCCCTGTATATTGCGCATCTTTGGCATCAACTCGCTGACTCCAGAGAGTGAGCGCGTCATCGTCATTGTCTGCAACGGGGCCGGCAGCCCCGCATTCTTCACATTCGATACGGCAAAACCCTACCGACTCGCCATGGACAAGTGAATGCCCGGTTCCGCAGAACGGGCAAGCAACCCAATTTGCGGCCAGGGCGGTCGCTTTCATATTGCTCAGCTTATTGTCTATTCTATTCACAGCCCCAGCAACGCTTTAACCGCATCGGCATCAGCGCATTGCAGCAGCTGTTCGCCAAACGGCGTTGCGGTCAGGTCCGACGTACCGGCACCGATGGCCGTGCGCGCTGCCGCCTCATCCTGTGCGGTATAAACCGCATAACCGGTGGCGGTAACCTGGTCCAGCAGGTAATTGTTCACCGACAGATAGCAGCCCGAGTTTATCTCAACACCGCCGTATCCCGACCCGCCGCCAACACTCTTCCCGTCCAGCCCCTGTATCTCCATCACTTTCTTTAACTGCCCTGTCTGGGTCAGCGCGCTGAACCGTAAAAATGTCGCGCCGGGGGCATCCTGGTTGTAAACGCTGATTGTCGCGCAGACCGTGCCGTCCGGCTGCTTAACCTGGAACAGCGTCTGGTAATTAACCGGGTCTTCAGGTCCCTGCAACTTCACTGACAGGCATTTATCCACATCCAGCTTGCCGGTGATGACCTGGTCGCCGTCAGTCCCCATCGCCGCCATGGCGGTCCGGGCGGTTTCCTTATCCGCCGCAGTGAAAACGGCATACCCCGTGTCCGTCACCTGGTCCAGCGCATACCCATTCCCGACCTGCAAAAAGCTGTCGCCGGGAAGACCGATACCACCCGGTTGCCCGTTGGGGCCCATCCGGGGACTCAGCAGCAGTAACTGGCGCAGGGTGCCGTCCGCCATGCGGAGGCAAAAACGCAGGAAGGAAGAACCGTCCGCGCCGTGGGAGTAATCCAGGCTGGCCCCCGGCGTTCCGTCCTGCATAGGAATGTCCAGCAGGGTTACCCAGGTCGCCGCACCCGGGTCAGGGGCGATGATGGTAAGTTTTTCTTTCACCTGCAGATGACCATCAATAACCTGGTCACCCTCGGTGCCCATCGCGCCTATCTCCTGGCGCGCCGCGGCATCGTCTGTGGCCTGAAGAAGTGCTTTTCCGGTGACGGTCGCGTCCGTGATGCTCGCCACGGTAACCGCACCTCCCCCGCCCTGCCCCAGTGCTTTAGCCGGCTTCAAGACCCCCATAGAACCTCCCATTGGATGGGTGGGACCGCGGTCCCACCCGAATTTTGGGTATAAAAAAACCGCCACTGGAGGCGGTTTTAATTGTGTGGGTGCAAAAATCCCAACATAGTTAAATCATAGTTTTTTATTTGCATTTTTTCAACAACTGGTTGGTATTTAAAGATTTTTAAAAACACGATTTGCAAACAAAAAAGTGGGACCGCGGTCCCACTTCATGGTGCTGCTACTGGTTTAACTCATGAAGTGAACATAACTCTCGGCACTCGATAATGTGATCGATTGCAGAGCCTATGGCTGAAGTTATGTCATCAAGAAAAAGGCTGCCGTCATGACATGCCGCTGTTCTTTGGGCTATTCTCAATATAGCATCTGCTTGGCCCATTTTTTTTTCTAATGTTTGCAGACTTAAAGGTCCTGGTGTCATTTCGCCCTCAATCATATCTGTACCTCGTTGTATCCAATCCCCCGGATAAATTGAATAGCATTTTCATGAAATTTAGATAGAACTTGCGAAGCTTGAAGTAGACCTTCAGTACACTGGTTTCATTTAGAATCTGGTGAATTTTTAAGTTTGAAAACTCTGATTGTTACTATGGGCTTTTTCTCCTGTTTCCATGTGTTTCTCTTTGTTACTTCTTTGTTACCCATAGTTGATTTAATACCAGAATTGGCTTTTGTCCATAGCAAGTGAATGGATTATTCTTAAATTATTTTTATTATCAATAATTTCATTTAGATACAATTGGCTAATGAGGGTGTTACATTACGCTATTGAGATGTTTTTAATCTATAGAAATGAGGTTTTCTAAGGCTATCCTGGCGATGCTCTAACAGCCCTTGGGTAACAAAGGTGTTGAGTTGCCGTATGACTGTTCTTGGGTTGAGTCCTGTATCAAAATGAAGATTCTGCGCTGAAATAAAACCGTCACTACCGGATTTTAGGTTTTCCATACTACGGGCAATAACTATCCTCTTTAGTGTATCTATCTGATAGTGACACATTGCTGATCTCCATAATTACTCAAGCTCTAGGCTGGGACCGCGGTCCCACTTCTTTTTTTTCTATAATTTCATTAACTTGCAGCCTGTAATCACAAGACAACGCCCCCGTAATCTTATGCAGGCTGCATGTTAATAACATCACCCCTTCTCAAATGTGCATTGATGACAACTCATGTTTTGTGGATAAAATATACGATATGTCACAGAAAGCTCTTTACCACACTCACTACAGTTGAACTGTTTTTTTTCTTCCCCTGTTTCTTTGGATTTTTTTTCACAGGGGCCTAAACCACATTTTGGACAAACATTACAACCTAAACTTTCTTCTGATACCTCTTTCATGCATTGCATAACTATTGATACAACATTTTCATATGGAACCACATACTTTCTGTTTTTATCTGGGTCATTATTTCGCTTTATAAAATAACAGGCATGTGGGGTATCATAATCAACAATTGTTCCTGTTAAATCACGGTTCTCTATAGAAAATGTAACCTGACGTCCTATCTTTAGCTTAGGCTTAATGTTATATTTACTAACCCATTTTTTTATCTCTTCATTTTCAGCATCAACTACATACGCATCTAAAAAACCAAGCTCTGATACCATTTTCTCTGAAGGTTTGTAACCTGCATCTTCCAATGACTTTGCCAATCTATAACCATCAGAACCAAATTTATAAATTTCCAACAAATGTTTGGTTGAAAATCCATGGTGATTTTTGCAAAAAATATCAATTCCCTTCCTTATGATTTCTTCATCTACTATTGGTCTACTGTCTTTTGTTTTCATAAAATAAACCTATAATCTAAGAACAAATAAATCTCCATAAACTTAATTCACTGAATCAGATTGAAAATATTATATTAAACTGATTCTGTAACCGTATACTAATAAACATTAAGTACTGATTATTACCTTCTTAAAAAATCCCTGGTGTTGCTAACAACACTGAAAAATCAACTAAAACAATATGTTATGGTTTTGTTCTGGAGTGGGGCCGCAGTCCCATACCCTATGTGTCTTTATTTACTTCAAAATTTTCCCTACATACTCAAGAGCATCTTCATCTAAAATTAAACATAGTTCTGTCATTTTTTTCCAGTAAGGTCTGAATGTTCTTCCCCAATGGCTTTGGTGTATGTTCATTGCTCGACTTAAATCACTATCGCTAAATAGTTTATTCCCAGTGGAAATTATCTCTTTTGCATCCTGAATGCATAACCAGACTAAAGATTTTAATCTTACCCTGGTGCTTTTATGTGTTATATTCCTACTGTTATCTTCTGTGAAGATAGCCCAAATGCTATTACAAATGAAATTTTGACTATCCTCATTAATATCATCGTTGTAGCAATAATCTATCCAATAACGGTAAATTTTTGGTGATTTTCTTATTGCTCGTGACCAAGCTATATCGGAAAAAGCTGATTCCAGCAATGGAATTTTGCTAGCTTTATAACTCCGGCATTCATTAACATGGATAGGATCTACATCAATCCGGACTTTCTTTTTTCCAACAGACTCATAACGATACGGTCTGCCGCTAAATGGCGAGCTTTTTCTCAAATCAATAGCAGTTTCTACTTTGAGGCCAATGGATGGTGATGGTGTAAAAAATGCCTTTAATATATGGTTCCTTATCAATTCAGTATCCATATATCCCCACTGACAAGTTGCACTCATTTGCTTACGCTACCTGGTTGATCGGCATTACGAGATGCCAAACGTTTTGTTGTAAAGTCAGATAACAGCTCATGGCCTGTCTCTACTTCAATTTGACACTGTCTTGGATGTGGAATGCAGCCAGCGGAACGCCATTGATAGACCCTCGCTATACTTACTCCTAGCGCCTTGGCTACGTTTTTTACTTTCCCACCATAGTGGTTTATCAGTTCTTCCGGCATCATAGGTTTATAGTTAATTATAAATTATTTATAGTCAAGTCTAATCTTTCATTTTTTATAGCTAGCTAGAATTTCGTTGCGTATCATTTACGTATGAAAACACGCGGTGAACGACTAAAAGAAAGACGTTTAGCTCTGGGGCTAACACTACGAGAAGCAGCTGAAGCTGTCGGGCTGTCTACGCCTGGAATTCAAAACCTTGAGCGGGGCGATGTCATGCCCTCATTAGATATTGGGATAAATGTTGCCAAGGTATATAAGAGATCCATTCAATGGGTACTGACAGGGGAAGGTGCTGTATCAACTTTCATACCGATCGTGGGCACAACCGAAACAGGACCGGATCTGAACTGGAAATCAGAGGGGTATATACCAGAGTTAGGCTGGGTAAGGCTTAGTCATGAGAAGCATTCAGTATTTGGTTTAAAAATAACCAACTGGAAAGGACTAGTGCGGTATTCTGCTGGAGATGTATTACTTGTCGATTCCGATGAGCCAGTAAATGGTGGTGAGGACGTACTGCTGGCATTAAATTCCGGACAACTCATCGTCGGTAACCTGGTCAGATATTCAGAAACAGAGCTGGTGCTTGATTCTTTAGCTGATAGGTCGGATCGCACCATCTACAACCAAGATGAGCTGGATCACGTCTGGACCATTATTGGTACTGCCAATGGCATGTACATTAGCCATGTAGTCATAGATTAAGTATTGATTCTCAACTATACAAAAGGCTCTTGCAGATCTACAATGATCCCCGTGGATCACTTTGGGTATGGCATTTACAAATCAAAGATTTGTATATAACTCATTGAAAAATAAACAATTTAATTAAATTTCAGACGAAAAAAAACCCCAACCGCCACAGTTGAGGTCTTTTCCTGATATCGGCTAAAAAAACCTTCGTCGATACATCGTTTCCCTTCGTTGCAAAACGCCACTTTGTGACGAAATACAAGAAAATGATGTAGAAACGGGGGTCTAAAAACCAAAATCACACTTTCTTAGGAGAAAAATGTGATTTCATTTTAGCCGATATCTCCAAACACACGCAAGTTTTTTTGCGTTTTTCGTCTGTGTTAGGAGAAAAAAAATGAATTTACAACAATTTTTCGCAGATCGCTTCAATTCTGACCCATATGAGCTGCTCTATGCGGCCCATTCTGACCTTGTTTCTCTAGCTTCAGCTGCCGGCATTGACTGGAATGATGTTGCTGGCGATATACAGCTAGCCAGCAGTAATGGCTTGGCCTCAAAATTCAGTAAATATGCTCGCCGTAATCCTGCTGTAATCAAAAAGAAAGACTTTGGCCGTGCGGACGTTTTCTCACGCATAGAAGTACGCGACGGCATAGAATACCCCTTCATCAACTTTGTATGGCATGCGCAAGGGGCGGGTTCCTGGTCCGGTTGGGATTACCTTTGGGCTGAATATCATAGGGAATTGGAAAGGGGTGGGACCGCGGTCCCATCCCCTAAAACTCAGCGTGATAGCCTGGAAAAAATGGCTATTGCAAAAGCCAAGCAAGAGCAACGAGAACGTGAGTCGGAATGGAGGGAAGCTCAGGATAATGCTCGTCGTTTACGAAGCTATCAAGATTTCTTGCAGCGCTACAACGCTGCTGACGCAGAGCTTGGCGATCATCCATATTTAATTAAAAAGGGTATTCAAGCCATTGCTGAATTCACGGATATACGCCGTGTTTCAGAGTGGGACCGCGGTCCCACCCCCCAAGAATGCCTGGCAATCCCTTTATCGAAACTACAACCAGACAGCCCTATCATTGGCTGGCAAAGGGTTTATGTCAGTGGAGAAAAGAAGCAGACACTCGCTGTAAATACTGGGGACTACAAAGGAGCTTGCCATGTTATAGGTAATTTACGTGAGGCTCAGCGGGTTTGTGTTAGCGAAGGTTTTGCTACTGCAGCGTCTGTTTATTTGGCTGCTCATAAAGCAAACAAACCATTTGACGCTGTTATCATGGCGGTTTCAGCCAACAACATTCCGAACGTGGTAAAAACCCTGGTTGAAGAGTTTCCAGCGATTGAAGTTTGGTGTGCACTCGATAACGACAAAGAAAAATCAAAAATCGGGAAAGGAAACACCGGCTTAGCTACAGGTTTAAAAATCCTTAGTGAATTCCCACAAGTTAAATGTGTGTATCCAATTTTCCAGGATGGAGAAAAGGGGACTGATTACAATGATTTAATGTTGTTAAAAGGAATTGTTGAGACAAAAAAGCAAATATACTCTCATAACAATAAGTTAGCTTCTTCATCAAATGCTTTTGAAGCAAATTTACAGCTGCTTTCAGTCATCGCTCAGCAACCTGAACAGACATTTTTACGTCATTTGAGCGAGTTGGTAAGCACCGGCATGTCGTCCTGTCCGAGACGATATAGCCCTGGTGAACTTTGTAAGCTGATTGCCTCCAGGTTAAAGAAAATCAATGCCACTCGCTATACCGGTGTTGTGAAAGAACATATCTCGCGAAAGTTCGAGCAACAAAAGAAAGATGCCCAGGCACCTCGCTCATTCAGTGAGCGCATTACCAATTCTGCTAAGCGGCCGGAACACATCACTTATAAGCGATTTGACACACCGCATATCACATCTGAAATCCGTGAATATATAGCGAACCAGGTAGGACCGGTTATCGTTCGTGCTGGCATGGGTTCAGGGAAGTCTAAGCACCTCCTACGACCATTCATGCAATCTGCTGATAGAGGAGTTGCTATCGCCCATCGCATTTCGTTAGTTGATAACCTTTGGGGGGTGATGAACAAGGATGATGATGGTCAAGTTATCAAAACTGACATATTGCACTATGAGGATGAAGGTGCAAAAGCACAGGCTCCTTATGCCAATAAGCTGGCTATATGCATCAACAGCACTGTAAAACCCTGTTGGCGGCATCTGATGGAAAAACACGACTTCTTTGGATTGGATGAAGCAACCCAAGCGCTCCGGGCCATTTTATCGGGTGCGTTTATGACGGATTCAGTTCCTGTACTCCATAAACTTATTGATGGCATTGCTACAACAGAAAATCACGCCGTACTTCTAGATGCTGATGCGAGTGATCTGCTGGTTGACTTGTGTGAGCTGGCATTAGCCAGACGTGAGAAGTTAGGGTTATCACCCTGGACACAGATCCACGTGGTTGAGCTACCTGTTGATGTCACTTATGAAAAAGAAGGTGAGCGTATAGCTCGCCGTGTGTTCTACACAGACACTAACCGGATCACAGCAGAAGTGCAGAAAGCTGCCGCTGCAGGGGAAAAATTTCTTTTACCTACTGACTCAGCAAAATATGCAGAAGATATGATGGATATTCTTCAAAGAGAATGGCCGGAAAAAAAATGGCTTTGTATTAATGCAGATACAAAACCTTCTGACGAGGTAAGAGCTTTTACCGATGATCCGAACAAAATGGCCCCCCTTTATGATGGGGTGATCTACAGTCCTGCTATTTCTTCCGGTGTATCAATTGAGACGCCTCACTTCACCCGTCATTTTGGCGTATTCCACGGCGTCGTCATACCGTCAGATGCCATACAAATGCTGCGCCGGGACCGAACGGCAACAGAGTTTGTTATTGGACTTACCGGGATGCCCGGCCGCCGCGAGGAAAATGTAGAAAGCATTGAGAATGCTTATCTGCAGGCCATGATAGAGACAGCCGGAAAAAACAATACATTTACTGACGCACACTTAGATGATAACGGTCGTTTATCGTTTGGATTGGCAGATACAACCTATAGTCGGCTACAAATGAAAGTTATGGGGATGGAAGCCAAAGCGCGTAACAATTTTGCCAATAACCTTATCTGCATACTCGATGATGATGGCTATGATGTCCATCACTTGGCTGAAAATGAAGAACTCAGCGCCCAGGGTAAAGCTATGCGGAAAGAGGCTAAAGTCCGCGTATCAGAAATAACTATCCAGCGGCATTTAGAGATCGAAACACCAACAGATGAAGTGAGAGATAAGCTTCTGGCCAAACATTCACGGTCAGAAACTGAACAAGCTCAGCTGACCCGCTGGGAAATAGAAAATGAATTGAAACTTCCCGTAAACGAACAGTCATTAAAATTTTTAGCCGATGGTGGCAAGGCAAAACTGAAACTGGCTGAATTATTGATGATGGATGAAGTGTCCGCTGCCAGGATTGATCGCGAAGAACAATCGATTGAATTTACCTACTACTTCAAGAAAAACGGTGAAGCTGATAAAGCCACCATTATTGCTCTGAGTCGTGACCAGGCTGATGCGCGGTTCTCGCGTATGCAACCACTCGCTACATCTATCAAGGTGAAACACCGTCCGTTGGTCGAAATCACCCAACGAAACTTTGTTATGCTGAGAAACCGTGCACTCCGAGAATATTTCACTACCTGTGGCATTGATCCCGATTCCAAAAATGGGGAAGCGTCACAGAAAGATATGAAGGCAGCAATGAAGCAACTCAGGAATACTGAGAAACGAGATCTATTCAATACGGTCATTAAAGTTAGTGGCTATCTAAGCCAGAACGAAGATGACGCACCAAAGCGGCCTGAGACAGTTTTTAGGGACATATGTAAGTCTATGGGGCTAAAAACAAACAAACGACGCTTACGTCTCTCAGAGGCTCGAAATGGGCCGCGTGGGTCAGCATGGTCGATAACTCCGGAGTCATGGGAATTCATCCAGGGAATACTGGAGCGCCGTGCGGAAGCTGGGCTTTCCTTCTTCGACAACAAGCGTAGCGCTCGAACAGAGGTAAGTGATCCCACTTGTGGATCTAATATATATATAGAATCCAAAGTAGGATCACCTGATACTCCACCTCAAACCAGCGTCCTGCCTGAGGTTGCGGCGATTCAAGACGCAGTACAAGGGACACCAATACCATTGGATTGGGCTAAAGGGGCGTTGTCAGCCACTGAGTTCAAAAAGCTCTTAGAGTGGCCTCTCAACCTCGTCAGGAAGACGCTTGCAGGTCTGTATTTGACAGAAAACATGCATACGTTGAGCCCAAATGAGCTCTCAGCACTCAATAATTGGCATATGCGATTATAGATCTCGTTGATGTAGCGTGTTGACGCCTGAAAAATTTGAGGGTATCGTTCACCCGTTGTGGCAAAATCCACAACCGGGCGTGACAACCTGAATTCACAATCAGCGCACAACACGCGCCAGCGTGTTTTTTTGTGTGTATTGACCGAGCTCGCCAAAATTATGGTGGCTCAGGTGGGGCAACCTTCGGGTTGACCGGTTTCTGATTGTGCCGGTTTGTCACCCCCGCCTGGGCTACCACCAGTGAGTGACAACTCTGGTGGTGGTGTTAACCATCAATCAGAGGCAACTCACATGTTCCAATTCAAATTTTCGGCTATTTGCCGTACCGACAGAAAAAATAACCTGCATCATTTATCAGCCATTGCTGGCACCGAGTTAGAAGCACGTCGTCAGCTTTCCAGTAAGTTTGTGTTATTTTTCCAGGCAAGAATTCCCGTATCAGGGGGTGCTTCATGAGCCAGATAAAAATAGATGCACTTGGGTTAATTGAATTACTTGAATCATCGTTAGCTCAAATTACAGCATTAGCAAACGTTGCTCATTACACACTGAAAAGCAGCAATAAAGATTCATCAATATATATAAATGATGTTTCACAGCTTTTACTTTCTTTATACAATATATCTAAAAACTCAGAAGAATATGTTAAAGAAATTAAAAACATCATTAATTAGGTATGGGGTTTAAAAATGGATAATGTTAAAAAATATGGTTTTCTTTTTGGTGAATTATTAGATTTTGTTTTCAGTGTTGACCATGACGTATGGACTGAAAAAGCCATGCGTAAGTTCCTGGAACCATTCCAACCAGTAAAATCATTTAAGTTTAAAAAACCAGAAATAAGCACAGCAAACCCGACGAAATTGGAGCTTGAGTTTATCTCTGTAATCTCGAAATATTTATTTTACATTGCATTCGATGATAGTATAAAAACAAAAAGCACTCTTATTTTACAAGCACTGCATAAGTTTCCATTCCTTCCTTTTTCTTTATATGAAAACAAACACCATCATCTAAAGCTAGAACAGTTCGGCCCACTTAATTTAGATGATTATAACGGATTAATTCCTGAAGCTATTATATACATGCACTGATTATTTATTTTTTCAAGCAATGTCATAGGGTGGGACCCGGGGCCCACCCTATGACATATCACCCCTGAGTAGCTTCCCAGGCGGCTTTCATCGCCGCCATGACGTTTGTTGCTTCACCACGCCAGGTGAAGGTTTCCCCTAAAAAATCATACGTTATATGCCACAGGCCATCTTTCTTTATTGGGGAGTGGAATCTAGGTTTATCTGTTTTAGAATTTTTTACTAAGTTTTCGTCTATATTGTCATTGATTTCTAGTTCAAGCTCATCTTCGTCGTCAATACTGTCATCTTCATCATTATCTTCTTCATCACAGGTATCACTTGCTTGGTTGAAAATTACTATTGGTTGAATTTCTTCTCCGATAGTTGATTTGAAGCGGCCATCGTCACCTATTTCCATACCTAGAGCAGGTGCAACATAGTCTAAGTATCTTTTAGCAAAAGCGGGGTTGCCACCATATTGCTTTCGGATTGTATACGTGGTGATTTTTGCTGATGGGTCATTCTCGATAAGCTCTTTTACCCAGGAATGTAACCGAATAGCAGCATCACCATTAGCCAGTCCAGGCATATCATCATCTAAGGCTTGCAAGGCCACCAATCGCGGATTATCAGTGCTGAACGTTGGACTCCATGCTGTTGAAAAATTTCTGAGTTTGAACTGTTTGTAATGTAGCTGAGTATTTTCATCATCATGGCCAAGAATTTCAGAGAAGAACACATCCTCGTCACACGCTTTCCAGCGTGAATCTGTATTGAAATACTTCTCATAAACGATGCGAGCATAAATTGCTCGGCTGTCTTTATATACCCGACGGTCATCATTGAAAAAGTATTTCACGAACGGGTTAAAGGCCACCGATAATCTGGTATTAACCATTGCATTGCCTGATCGAGTTTCGTTATCGGGAACATAATTTACTAGTTCAACAAGGTCAGCGGCAGCGGGGCTATTTCGTAAAATGCTCAGCCGTTCAATAAAAATTTTGGTGTCGCATAGGCAGTAGATTCGGCGTCCGGTGTCGTCTCCAGTTCGCTTTTTTGCTTGGCCGATAAATGTCATTTCATGCTGATTAATGGGTTTAAACTCTCCCTGAACCATGATTTCTATCATACGCCGGCCAGACACAGCGGCAAGGGCGAATGCAAGCGGAGCCATGCCAGCTCGAGTATTTAGATCGAAGGACTGCGCTGGGGCTGTCAGTATGTCCATCAGACGTTGCATATAGGTTGGGTAGTCGATGGTTATTGTGTTTCTCTTTTTCTCACTGAGTACGGTATCCCACCTGTTCTGAATAGATGTTCTTTCAGCTGTTGAAAGGGTTAAATGATAGAGAATCTCATGGTTTACGCGTAAAGTCCCCAAATCATCAAGTAGGCGTGCCCCCTGTTCCAAAACGGCATATAGGGATTTCTGTGGTGCTTGATAGTCCGCTGTGATGCAGTCACGTAGATATCCGGCCCAATCCGGGTACTGCTTAGCCAAGCTCTCTAATTTTTTATTGCCGGCAGCGGTACCAAATTTAACTGGTGACGCCTTTTCAGCTACTGTCATGGTTGACTTCAGGCGCTCAAGAAGGCTGTGGCGACGCTGGCGAACCTCAGCAGCAGGTAGCTGTAGCCATTCACTCAACTCATCGCTATAAGCCGGGTACCGCTTAATTAAGCGCTCAAGATCGCTATGAAAGTGATGGTGCAACCGGTCATCAAATTTCTTCCGTGCTCGGGATAGGTACGCGTTAAATGTATTCAGTGTGATCCGGCGCTTAAGGCCTTGCCCACGATATCTGCGTTTGTCTAAAAATAGTGCGTTGTTAAATTTTTTTGCCTCGGCCTTATATTTTCGTGTCTTTTCCCCTTGAGGAATATCTGATGCATCGATCTGGTTCACTGTGCTGACCAAGGCATTGACCAACTCGCCAAATTTTATCTTCTGGACTGACATGTTCTTCTCCTTTTTCCGCCCAATAACGCTACATATATTCATACAATAACAATCAACAGGGCATTTATCAACCAATCAAAATCAATACATATCATGATACATGGATGTGCAAATTTTGTCAATAGTAAACAATACATAAATACATAGATGTATCTTCATTAGTATGTAAATATGAATCAATATCGATACATATTAGCCAATTATACGCGCGTATAATTGGCTAATATGTATC